CACGACAAGTATTAAGAAGGTTAAAGACAGAAGTGTTGGATTTACCTGATAAGATTATATCACCTGTGTACCTAAGGCTCAAATCAAGATTATATGAGGGTCTGATGGGTGAATATTATGATTGGTACGAAAATAAAACAGACGAGTCATCTTCATTAACCGTACAATTCAGTAAGTTAATGAAAGTTAGACAAGTTATTGCGGAAGAAAAAATTAAAGATACTATAGAGTTAGCCGAAAATATTATAGAACAAGGTAAGAAGGTTATTATTTTTACCAATTTTACGGACACATTAAATAAGATTACCGAACACTTTGGTAAGATTGCCGTTAGTTTGGACGGGTCAACATCAAAACCAGCAAGACAATTTGCGGTTGACCAATTCCAAGAAAACGAAAAGGTTAAAGTGTTTGTTGGTAACTTAAAGGCTGCGGGTGTTGGTCTCACTTTGACTGCCGCTGAAGCGGTTATTATGAATGACTTATCATTCGTTCCGTCAGACCATAGTCAGGCAGAAGACAGAGCGTTTCGTTATGGTCAAAAAAATAATGTGTCAGTTTATTACCCCATCTTTGAGAACACAATCGAAGGGGCAATCTACGATATCTTAATTAAAAAGAAGAATATTTTTGAAACTGTTATGGGTGATAACCTATTAGATAAGGGTGATTTTATAGAAGAAGTCATGAACCGTATCAACAAACGAGGATAAATTGAAACTTCCGCTTATTTATTATAAAAATAAGCCTTATGAAAAAAATAGAAGAGAAGATTAATTTAATCTCTGAAGAAATTAAAAAAGTGGAAAAGGAGGCTGTCAAAGAAAGTTTGATAGTCGAAATGAAAAAAATCGGCATTGACCGCTTACCTTATTCCTACTCAGCCCTGAAAAAATTTATTGACGCAGAGACGATGAACGTCCACTACAACAAACACTACAAAGGTTATGTTGAAAAGCTGAACGACGCATTAAGTAAGAAAAAATATGGTGATTTAGAATTAGAAGAAATTATTAAATCAATCAGTCGTTTTGATAAAACAATTAGAAATAATGCGGGTGGTGCTTTTAACCACGCATTGTTTTGGAAAATGTTATCACCGAAAACTCAAAACCCCGGTGGTGAAGTCCTTAAACAAATCAAAAAAGATTTTAAAACTTATACGACATTCAAAAATAAGTTTGAGGAAATTGCCAAAGAAAGATTTGGTTCGGGTTGGGTATGGTTAGTTTTAACTAAACGTAATAAATTAAAAATTGTTTCAACACCAAACCAAGATAATCCCCTTATGAACGTGGTTGAGGATGGTGGATATCCGTTATTGGGTCTTGATTTATGGGAACACGCCTATTACTTAAAATATCGTAACAGACGTGACGAATATATTAAAAACTTTTGGTTATGTGTTAACTGGGAGTTCGTTAATAAACTTTACTCTATGAGAATGGAGAAGAAGTTAAATGAATCTGAGAACCTAAGAACCGTATTAAGTGAAGGTAAATCTGAAAGATGTAGTCGTGAAGAAACCGAAGCGATTAGAATGGTCTTTAATATCAACCCACGAGTTAAGGACATCTTCAAAGTTTCAATCAATAAGATTCTTAGAGAAGTTTTCCCTGATAATTACTTTAATGTGAATGAATTTGCTAAGGGTGAAATGGCGGGCGTCTATAATTTAGAAGGTGAAGGTCGTTCAGTCATCAATAAGTTAAACACAAACTATAGTTGTTTCTGTGTATTACTTAACGATGTGAATACCGTGTTAGATAAAGCGAGTCAACCAAAAATTCAGATGGTCGGACTTACACCTGCAGAACAAGTTAATGAAGTTAAAAAACTTGTTAATATTTTAGACAAATACAAATTTAGAATCTTTAACAGAGAATCCGCAACATTCCAAAACCTAATGAGAATCTTAACTCAGACGGATAGTTGGGGTCAAAAAAGAGAGGATGTCACCGTTGATATTCTTAAAAAGAAATTTGGTAAAGATAATGTTAGAGCGATTGGTAAATTAGGTAGTCGTGAAGATATGATTGGCGGTATTGATTGTGAAATTGATGTTGCGGGAACAACTCACACTTCACAGATTAAACCATTCACAACACTTAAAAAGATTGACGGGTTCATTCACGTATTCGGTTCTGCAAATGTTAAAAAGTATTCTACAGATTGGTTAATCTTTACAAAAAACAATAAAGATGTTGTTGTTTTCAGAAATAAGAACACCAAGATTGTTGATGGACAATACGTTTTCCCTGAGAAAGATTTAATTTATTCTCTGAATTGATATTTATAAAGAAAACAAACTATGTCAATTATTCCAGAACCAGAAAGAAGTAAACTTTACACAAGGGTAAGACACGTACTTGGTGCACCTTTACGTTCAGTTGAATTAGAGGACGAACAAATGGACACTCTACTTGAGTTCGCCATTGACGACTATTCACAATATATCCAAAACTGGCTTATTGAATCTCAGTGGTCAAACCTTTGGGGTCTTAATGTTGAGACTCAGTCTTTGGCTCGAGCATTTGTAACCAAGAGTTTAGATTTTGAAACTCGTTATACCTACGCTTACTCTAAAATTGTTGGTTTACAAGCTGGTGGTGATTGGGTGTTAAAGAAAGACTACATCAATTTGGTTCCTAACCAACAAATCTATGAAATTCCTGCGGGTCGTGAGTTAAATGAATTATTATGGTTCACACCTTCAGAATTAAATAACCTATTATTCGACCCCTGGTCATTCGGAGCCTTAGGTGGTGCAGGTCTTGGTGGTCCTGCCGGTTATTCACAAATGGGTATGTCAGGTTCTTACTTTATGATGCCGGCATTTGATATGTTATTGAGAATGCAAGAGATTAACATCCAAAGAAGAATCATTGCAGGTGAATTAACTTATCGTGTAACAGCTTTACCAGATGGTAAAAAGGCGGTCCACTTAATGAATACACCTGGTGGTAAATTTGACTTTGGAAATGCTGAGTTAATGAAAGGTAAAGTTTGGTATTGGTATTATGATGTTGGTCCTGATGATAGAGATAAGTGTCTTAAAAACAATCCTGATATCATTAAAATGCCGTCAGACGTTCCATTAGATAAAATGTCTTGGGTTGATTTAAATAACCCCGCACAACAATGGGTTAGACGTTATTTCATCGCAACCTGTAAAGAAACGTTAGGTCGTGTTAGAGGTAAGTTCTCAGGTAATATTAAGACACCTGACTCAGAATTGACAATGGATTACCAAAGTTTATTAACCGAAGGTAAAGATGAAAAGTTAAAACTTATCGAAGAATTAACGGGTGCTGAAGGTACTTTAACCAGGTTAAAACCTGATAAAGTTATGGAACGAGAAGCCCTATTGGCTGAAAATTTGAACAAACAACTTAAGTTCAGAGCAATGCCTCGTCAAATATACGTAATTTAATATGAGTAGTATGAGAAGAAATTTCGGTAGAAAATTTGTTGGTGACAAACTATACTCAAATAGAGATATTGAAACCATTATGAGTGCAAGAATGACTGAGGAGGTTGATTTAACTAAAATCGTTACCTCATCAACTTACTCAACAAATGGTGAAGAATTTATTGTTGTTAAAGGGACACCTGAATGTCGTCTAACTTTAAATTCACAAACAACAGAACACGTAATTATTAAAGCTTTAACCAAAGTAACAATAGCCCCTGATAAAGGAGCTATTGATGAAGATTGGGATGAGGTTGATATTGATAGAGGTGCTTGTGTTGAATTTTACTTTATTAAAGGTAACTGGTACATCGGTTCTTCTGATGGTATGAAGTCAGCTTAAATAATGTGTTCTTCCCACCCTTCAGAAGCTAAATCGTAAATATAGTTAGGGTCAATTCCACGTTTAGCCCAATACTTTAATTCACCCTCACTAATATCAAGTACGTCTTCTTGTAATCTATCTTGGTCACCTTCTTTAAAAGGAACACCATTAATTAGTTCACATTGTTCTTTAGTGAAGAAACCTCTGTCTTCAGGGTCAGTAACCAAAAGGTTTTCTCTAATCTCCTCTTTAAATACAACAAGTAGAGGTTCGATACGTTTGTTAAATGTTACAATCGCTCTTGGTACATTGTAATCACCCTTCATATCGGGGTTATTCTCAATCTCGTTTTGGTTTAACATATAACAATTGATTCTAACCATAGAGTCCATATCATCACTTGGTTCTTTATCATAAACGGATGTGTAGTATTCGATATCATCTTTTCTCCACCCATTCTTTAGTTTGTTAACCTTTTGAACATCACCCTGTGAAGCTTTGGTACCGTTATTCACGTAATAGATAACATCACCTAACTGAACGTTTAGTTTGTGTTGTATTGCCAACTCCATGTGAGCCATACGACTCATAAGTGAACCACCTTTAGTCTTTTGTGTACAACGGAACTTGTAATCATCCATTGATAACTTAACCTTGGCTCGTTGAGCAATCTTCATTAACGGAATCTCTTTGTTGAAGATTTTATTAATGTACTCGTAATACCATTCCACGAACTCCTGACCTTTACCTTCGAGTAATTGTTTTACACCTTTATCTAAGAAGTCCTCGATATACAACGGTAGTTTCTTTGATTTAATGGTATTACCTGTAAGTTTGATTTTACCACTCGCTTCCATAACCGCATAGTTCTTACGAGCCAAGTTAATACACGAAGGCCAAGTTCCGTCAGTATCTAAAGCCATCTCACCTCTCATGAATAAGTCATTGAACTCGGCAACGTCAGCGTCGTCACCTGTGTATTCTTTACCCTCCTTAACCTTCCAGTTTAATCCTTTACCTATGTAACGACGATTCTCCCACCCTTCAGGTTTAGAGAAGTTCACACCGTCCGTATCCATTACAAGAGGGGTATATCCACGTTTCATAAAGAACTTAATCATCTGACGAAGATATTGACGACCTGTACAGGTAATCTGTTCACCCATATACATG